ACCGCCGCTACCGCGATGGTGCAGGCTATCGGCGTTATGCCTTTTGCCGACGGTGGTATAGTGAGCGGCCCGACCGTCGGACTTATCGGCGAGTATGCCGGAGCGTCGAATAACCCCGAAGTTGTCGCCCCACTTGACAAGCTGCGCGGTATGCTTAACCCGGTGGAGGGTTTTAGCGGTGGCGTGGTAAAATTCAAGATAGACGGCCGCACGCTGGTAGGCATTTTGGAAAAAGAAACTAATCTTAAAAACCGTAGTTAAAATGGCAAAATTTCTTAGATATATGGGCGAGTTCCTTAGCCGCGCCGGTGTGGTGTGGCGTGTGGAAATTTTGCAAGATGCCGACGCGCCGTTTAACCCTGTCGGCTCACTGGACTTTGAGGCAGACGAGGCGTTAGTTATCGAGTGGGGCCACGCTGAAAAGGAAGAGGTTATTTGCGGTAGTACCGCGACCCTACGGCTTGAAAGTCCCGGCGATAGAACCTACGAAGATTTATATACTATCGCGCCCGGACGCATCCGCATGGACGTGTACCGCAATAACCTATTATATTGGAGTGGTGCGTTAGACCCGGAGTTTTACGAAGAACCCTACGAAAAAGCGGCGAATTATCCTGTAACGCTCACCTTTTCCGATTTTGGCGTATTAGACCGCCTTAAATACGACCTGTCGGGTATGCGCTCACTATACGAAATTGTAGGCTACTGCATGAACCGCACGGCGATAAATTCTATTATCGACGAAAGCCTAATTAGTACCAGCCTAACCGCCGGGGGCGTTAAAATGAATTTGGCCGACTTGAAAGTAAGAAGCGATAATTTTTACGATGAGGACGGCGAGGCACTGACGCTAAAAGAAGTGTTAGAGGGCATATTACAACCGCTGGCACTGCGCATAGTACAACGCGCCGGGCGCGTCTATGTGTATGACCTTAACGCCCTATATCATACCGAAACACGGCCCGTAATATGGGACGGCGACAGCCAAACGATGGGTACCGACCGAGTGTATAATAACGCTAAAATAACGTGGAGTACCTACGCGCAAAGCGGTAATCTGTCTAATCAAGAGTGCTGGGTACTCGACACCCCGGCTAACGAAACAGCTATGAACATGATAGGCGGCCGAGTTATCGGCGACGCTACCATATTTTCATATCATTACGCTACGTCGCTTAATGACTGGGTAGATTTAACAGATGTCGGCTTTACTATTTGGCTTAGTAACAAGGGCAAAAACGCCACTATTACTAACACCGCCGCACGCTTTTATAAAATTGTACCGCAGTACGACGGACAGGAAAGCGAGGGCATAGCGATACGATGGCCGGGCGTTAATGGCTACAAAGTTGGTGGCGGTCATAACTATTACGCTACTATGCAGTGGAGCCGTAACGGTGTCGGTATCGGCGTAAGTAATGAGGCTTTGCCCGGTACTACTGCAAAGGTAGGGGGCATTATCTTTAAGACTAACCCGGTATGGGTGCCGCCGGTTATTGATAAATCGGGTAACTTAGTTATCCGCGTGCTTATGGATATGCTATTAGACCCCCGATTTAATCCGTTTGAAAGTTCCGTAAAATGGATGGACGGATTAGACCAAGCCGACCACGAAAAAAAATGGAATTTGCGCGGTAACTATATGTATGTGCCTGTTACTATCAAGTTCAAGCCGGACGGTAGTAACGATGTCTATTGCTGGACTAACATAGACGTGGTAAAAAGGGACGTTAAGAGCGCACAGGTTACAACGCTTAACGGCACTTATGGCCGCTGGGTAAAAGATACCAGTACCGGGGCCGCGCAAAGCGTATGGGGTTATTTGTGCTACTATACGACCGACGACCGCGCCGAAAAATCCGGCGTAATCGGCTGGCGCAAAAATCGCCCGGCAATAAATCCGCACACTGGTAAAATTATATCCATGCTGGCTAATTCCGAAGATGGGCAATATATACCCTATCCGAACTTTGGAAATAGCGGCGGCGAGTTGTGGGTAGAAGTGCGCACCGGCTGGGTGCTTAGTGACGGTAATGTAAATATAGCGACCGACAAGATTATAGACACCTACGGCCTTTGGAATGATAAATATAACTGGGTACTGTGTCAGCTTCCCGAAATCGAGATAATGAACAGTAGCCAGTTTGACAAAACCATTAACACCGACGACGTAGAATATAACGCCGAGATTAACGCCGAGGCAAAAGAAGATATAGAGTTAGAAACCATCTGCGGAAGTAGTGCCGAGGGCGTACCCACGGCGCGAGGTGCTTATTACTCTACTGCGACAGGCAAACAGATAACCCAACTATCGAGAGCCGGGCGTACCTCACAAATTGAGGATTTGTTAATAGGCACTTTGTTTAGTCAGTTTGGGGCGCGTCGTACAAAGTTATCGGGCGAAATGCAGATAATTTCTAACACTTTGTGCGCACACACCGAGGCAAACCAAGAGGGCAAAGTATTTATGATAACCGCCGACACGCAAGACGTTATTACCGACGTTAGCGATGCCACGGTTACGGAACTGCGCCCGGACGAATACGAAAGGAGGGTATAACAATGGCATTAGATTATAGACTTATATCGAATAACCGAGAGGCCCGACCGCGTAGTAAGCGACTGCGCGAACTGGGTGTAATCGGTAGTGCCGGAGGTAGTAGCGTTATAACGGTTAATACCGCTGGTAACACCGATAACGTACTAACCCATACCCACGCGAACAAAGCGGCGTTAGACCAAATTAGCACCGATAATAATGGCTACGAATGGCTGACCCGGACGGTAGAGGTAGAGAACCCCGAAACCGGGGAAATCGACGTACAGACCGTTACGGAAAAGGTCAAAGCCGGGTATGCTGATATGGCGCATGACTTAGACCCGGACAGCCCGGTACGCGACCAGTTCCTAAGCCGTATAGCCGACGATATAGCCGAGGGGCGCATAACATTTCAGCAGGGACTAACCGCCGTAGGTTTAGCCATATTCCAAGATGGCGCACACTTTGGCGAGTTCATTAAATCACTGTACGCCGGAAAGGGCGCAGGTATCGACAAAGACGGTAACGCCGAATTTGAAACGGTGCGCGTGCGCTCATATTTTGAGGCTATGGAGTTTATCGTTAATAGGCTGGCGGCTATCGAGGGCGACCAACTATTAACCGAGGGCGACACCATCGAGCGCGTAGTAGATAACGGCGACGGCACGTTTGGTTTGTACCTGCATAGCAAATGGGACGGATATTTTACCGCCCAGCGCGAAAACAATGTGCTGAAAGGCATTATTAACACGCTGGCTACTGGTAGCGGACTTTATTATACTTGCTGGCTTCGCGTGAACAGCGTAAACGCCGCGCAGAACTATATAGAGGTCACTATGTACCCCGACGACGAAACGCCAGCAGGTAAGAATTACCCACCGTGCGAGTTAATGAAAATCGCACGCTGGGGTAATCAAACCGACAAGACACGGCAAAGTTGCCTATATCTGTCAAGCACCGAGGGGCGCATAGTCAAGTTATCGGGCGTTACCAAACCGATTATCGACAAAAGCAATTACGGCGCGACCTTTGGCACCGTGCCGGAGTTCCTAACGGCTATGGGTTTGCCGCTTATCGAGGGGCAAGACTATGTATATGCGCGTGGCCTCATAGTGCAGGACATTATACGCATCGACTATCAAGGCAAGCCGATAGTTACCTACGTCGATAGGGGGCAGTGGAGCGCGACCGCCGACTACTACAACGAAACGACCAACCCGACCACCGGGGTATATGAAACGTCGGACGTGTGGTATATGGGGTGTAAATACCGCTGCATGAAAACCGGCACGCATAACCCCCCGGCATGGAACGGCACCGACTGGGCCATGATTGAGGGCAACCCCGATTTTATGGTAGAGTTTGCCGAAACAGATTATTTGTTTGACCCGGATAGTTTCGACGTGACACTGGTAATAATCGCGTGGCTGCATAACATCGACATTACGCAGGACATATTAGACACTGACGTAGTTTGGACGCGATACAGCGAGGACGCACAGGGCGTACCGCGTGTAGCATCTGATAATGCGTGGGCCTTAAAACGCGCCGGGGCCGGTAAATCTTTGCACCTCACCGCCGCCGACATAGATTTTAACGGCTACATACCTAAGACCATAAAATTTACGGCGACCGTGACACTACGCGACGGCATGGGTAACACAGCCGCCGAGCAACAGGCAATTTTTGAGTATTAACCAATAAGGCAAACGAAATGAAAACAAGAAGATTTGATTTTAATTTCCGACCGCTGCAAATAAACATCGGTTTTGCCGTAGATGGGTCAGTGCCTAATAAGCAGAATTACGACGCGGACACTAACACCTACACGCCCGACTACACGCTAACGCCGCTAATTATCCAGCCGCAGGTTAGCGTTATGGATAAGGACGAGTATTTAGCGGCTGGTAGTATAAATCACCAACTGGCTAACGTGAAATGGTATGAGATTGTCGGCGGCGTTTCTACGCTTATCGAAAGCACTAACACCAACTACGAAGTAATAGCCAGTGGCGGCCAGGCCGGACGTATCAAGGTAAAGAAAAACGCCCAGCCGAAGTTACCTATTACGCTGGAGTTCCACGCCGAGTTTAGCGACCCACGCACCGGGCAACTGCACGCGATTGTACGCACCTTTTCGGTGACGTGCGGTAATTCCACCGTGTACGCGCCGCAGCTCATTTTAGACGCGGCCGACCAAACCATATACAACCCACTGACCGACCCCGACACGCAGACAGTACACGCCAGCCTACGATTAGGGGTAAACGAGTGCGCGACCGCTAACCGTATTTTCGTGTGGGAAATCTACCGCGCCGATAGCAATACATGGACGGAGGTAGGCACCGATACCACGCTGGACTATGACGTAACGGTAGCCGCCGACGGCGCAAGCTGCACAGTTAATCGTAGCCTCATGGGTACGGAGTTGTATTTACGCTGCCGCGCTAAATACGACATGGGCGGTAATCCGTCGGGCGTGGCATTAACGGATGCCTCACCCTGCAAAATCGTTTCGTTTATCCGTCGCATACCTAAATTTGAGTACGACGTAACAGGTGTGCCGGTTAATATCCCTGTCGGCATTTTGGCTATCGCGCCGGAGGCTTCAATATGGGACGCTACCGGGGCGATACAGAACCCCGAAAGGGAATTATTACCGCTGTGGTATATCGCCACAAACAAGGCAAGCGGCACACTGTCATACACGCAGGTAGCGCACGGACTTAAACCGACGATACCCACTACGGCTATGAGCCTAAGTTACGGCGCGGTGATAGGCTTAGACGTTAAAGATGTCGGGCCGCTGTGCGCCTTTGAGGACACCGACGGCGCGGTATTTGAGGATGCCGACGGCAATGTGATTTTAATAAAATAATCCACTAACAAATAACATTATGGCACGCTACATTAAAGCAAACCCCAAAGTGGCCCAGTTTCTGAATTTGCAGAACGACCGCAACACCGTAAAGGACGGTAACTATATCCTTTGGCAGAGTGATTTATTAGCCTTTGGCCCCCTAACGCGCCTATCCGAAACGCTGGCGGCTATCGGTGCTATCGCGCTCATGCCGCACGAAGCACGCGAGGAACAGGACGGCACGCAACTGCGCCCCCTGCCGACAGCGACCGACCCCCGGTTTGACGTTCCAGCACCGGCCCCGGTAGAAACACCCGAACCCGAAACGCCCATCGAGAACGAGGGCGAAAACCCCGACGAGGTACCCGGCACCGGCGACGCGCCCAGTGAGGGCGAGAACCCCGAAACACCCACCGACGACGAAAGCCAGCACGACGGTACAGCCGACGAGCAGGAAGTAACAACCCCTAAAACTAAAAAAGTATGAGCAGCGCAACGGCTACAAGAACTATAAAATTTATATCAAAGGCTGGCACATATTCCGCAGTAATCATGTGTCCCGACGGCGACCTGTACCAAGAATGGGAGGGAACGATAAACGACGTTACCAACATTTACCCGGACTTTGCCGCCACTAAACCTATCCTGTATTTCGTCTGCACCAGTAGCCGTGTAGCCGAGGGTATCGCCACGCCCGACAGCATCGACTACTATTTTAACGGTACTAAAATCGCTTTTAGCGGCGACACCTCTACCGGCACGTTTGCAGGACTTTTCAAAAAGATAGCACCCAGCGGCGATAACCTCTACTACGGTTTACAGATTGTCGGCAATATCGCCGCCGCTTCCGGCTACGCCCCAGCGGTAATTAAGATGGTGGCTAAAATATCGTATGGCACACAGAGCGACGACATACAAGCCGACTACACTATACCCATACAGCAAGCAACCGGCACCAGTTACCGCGTTACTATCGCCGCAGGTGATAACAAAAATTTCGTAATCACCGAAAAGGGCGGTAGTGTCATACTCAAAGCGATGGCGTACCAATCCGGCGCGGCTATCACCAAAAACCTAACCTACCAGTGGGAAAAGATGGGCGCAAGCGGCTGGAACACGTTAGCCGGAAAGACCGGGCAAACTATGACCGTCGCCGAGGCCGACATAGATACCTACGGCGAGTATCGCGTTACCGTATTTCGTGACGGTGCCGAGATAGGCAAGGACATACAGGGCGTAATGGACGCAAGCGACCCATACGACATAGACCCACACCCAACGCCCGAAGATGAGGCAATAACCGAGGACACCAGCGGTAACGGTCAAGTCACCTATACGCCTGTCGTCGTAAAGCGCGGCACCAACACAAAGGCACTTAACACGCTTTTCTTTTTCGTGATTAAAGACGCTGCCGGGGTTTACCTCAACAGTCAAAGTGACCGTGAAACGGCAAAAGCATCGTGCGCAGTAACACGCGCTCACTGTATGCAAGCAGGGGGCGACGTGTCGATAACCATCACCGCACAAGATTAAGACTATGGGCGTAAATGTAACACGAATAGTTAAATTTATCCGTAAAGGCGATAAGGGTAGCGACGCGGTGCGCTACTGGCTTATTCCGTCGGTGTCGTCGGTGTCTATGGCAGATGTCGAGAGCGGCGACGGAAAGCCTACGCCCAGTAGGGTAACGTGCCGACTGGTGAAGCAGGTAGGCGACGATACGCCTACCACTATCGCTACGCCTTCCAGTGTGGGTTTAACTATCCAGTACACTATCCAGCGTAATGACGGTGTACTATCGGCTTTGGTGAATTATACCGGGGCCGTCAACGTGCCGACAAATACCGCCTGTCGCGCTATCGAATTTTATTTATATCGCGGTAGCCAGTTAATCGACACGGCTACGGTGGCTATCGTATGCGACGGCGACAAGGGCGACCGAGGCCCGGCACTGCGAGGCCCTCAAGCATGGAGCGATTGCGCTACCGGGTACGGCTTCCAGTGCGGCGCGGAGGGCGAGGCGTGGAAAGACGTAGTATTATACGGTAACAATTATTACAGCTGCGTTAAAAGCCATACCAAGACCGCAAGCAATTACCCCGGAAGCACTACCGACCAGTCTAACGGCTACTGGCAGTTAGGCGATAAAATAGAACTGGTGGCGACCAAAATTTTATTAGCGACCTATGCGCTGGTTAAAAATTTGGGTGTCGAGTGTATCGACATGAGGGACGCGGCTGGTAATATCCTTTTCCAAGCAAAGGACGGTAATGTTACCTGCAAAACTGGCACGTTTGAAAATATCAAGGTGTCGGGGGACATTACCGCCGAATACCTAAACCTCAAACTAAGCACAGGCCAACACTACGAAGATGCCCCGGCACTGGCTAACGGCTCGATTTGCATACAGGCAAGCGGTATAATCCTGCCGGAATTGCCAGCCGGAACCGCCCGGAGCATGAGGGTACTAAATTCTTTACAGACCCGAACCTCACCGGGTAATTTGGTGCTTAAACCCGCGACCCCTAAGGTGCTTATTTCAAAAACGCTATCCGAAATGAACGCCGTTAACGCAAATGTCACTTTGGAGAACTGCGGTTATAACGGCGGTAAATACATGGAACTTATCGGAATACGCCAGCCAAATTCAGATTACACAGTTTGGCTAAGTTCCGAAATGAACAACGGAGTAACCATATTATAAAATAATCAACTATGGCAGTAAAAAAGACCAAAAAACTAAGCGCACAGACCGCTACCACCACGGTAGCCACTGGCGAAAAGTTTGCGAAAGTGGACGCAAACGGCAAAGTTACGCTAATCGAATTAGCGAACCTCAAAACCGCCCTACTGGGTGGCCTCAACCTTAACGGCATGATGGACGGCGTGTTTATCATGTTTCACCGCAAAAGCGATGATTTTCCGCTGATGGTGAAGCCGCACAAGTGGGTCAGTTATCAAAATAGCGGCGAAATTGCCGACGGCGTGGTAATCGTCGAGGGCGGCAAAGTGCTGGTAGTGGCACCCACCGAAGCCGACAGCGCAGGTATTTTGTGGAGTTCCGCAGCCGTGAGCGGTGGCGCGACTACCACCAGCGACCGCGTAACCGCTATGAACGACTGGAACGGCAAGGCAAACACCGCGTCTATCATTTCAAAAAGCACGTCGGCCGCCGTCACCAACACAAGCGCATACGCGCCCGGTTTCTGCAACCTCTACAGCCGCGTGAACGCTAACGGCAAGGGACTGACCGCCGGTAAATGGTGGCTTCCGTCGGTAGGCGAAATGATGATGATTTACGCCAACATGACTAAGATAAATTACTGTCTTAGCCTTATCAACGGTGCTACCCAGTTGGTAGAAAACTGGTACTGGACGAGTACAGAGAGCAGCGCGGCTAACGCATGGAATCTGCACCTCAGCGACGGCTACCTCGGCAACTGGGGCACTAAGGCCAGCGGCAAGGGCAGAGTGCGCCCGGTTTCAGCATTTATTAGTTAATAGTAAGTAGTCAATCTTTAACCTTTGGTGCGGCGAAAGCCGCACCATATTTACGCAACTAAGGACAATGGCAAACAAACTTAAATTAGTATCAAATACGCGCATATATTTGGATGCACGCGCCCTGTTAGACGAAATACTCGACGTTACGCCGAACTTTCCGCGCAGCTACAAATATACTATCGGCTCAAAGATGCACGATTTGGCTACCGATATTTTACAGGAGATAGCGGCGGCGTACATGAACCGCGACCGAGAAACGCGCATACAGTATTTGGTAAATTTCCAAATTAAGTTTGAAACGCTAAAAACCTTAGTGCGTATAGCCGGTGAAAGAAAATGGATTAAAGGCATGGGGCGGCACGCACATATCGTAGAACTGATAGACGCGATAGGCAAGCAAAGTTCAGCATGGAAAAAGTCACTAATCGAGGTAGGTAAAACCGAGATTAAGGACTAATCGCCCGAATTGGAAAGTTACGACTAACCAAGTGTGCAAAGTTCCGTAATAAATGGGCCGTGTACCGTCATATACGGTTAAGACTTAGAGCGGCTGGCAACCGCCTAAGAGTTGGTGCCGAGTTGGTAACGCCTGACCCCACCGACGCTAATACGGCAATGACTGCGACCTACAGAGAACAGCGCGGCTAACGCATGGAATCTGAACCTCAGCAACGGCAACCTCAACAACTGGAACACTAAGGCCAGCAACAAGGGCAGAGTGCGCCCGGTTTCAGCACTTTTTACGGATTTGGCAATTAGCAAATAATAACGATAATAAACTAAAATAGATTGATAACAACGACCGACATATTACAAGCGTATTTTGACTGCCGTAAGAATAAACGGAGAACAGCCAGCGCGACCGTGTACGAAATGGATTACGAAAGCCGGTTAATCGGTTTGCGTGACCGTATCAACGCACGGACATATACGCCCGGTAAATCTATTTGCTTTGTCGTAACGCGCCCACGGTACCGCGAAGTGTTTGCCGCCTCATTTGAAGATAGAATAGTACACCACTACATAGCGCAAAAATTAGAGCCGCTATTTGAAAAGATTTTCAACCCACGCACCTATAATTGTCGCAAAGGCAAAGGGCAGTTATATGGTATCGACATACTGACAGCCGACATAAAGGAATGTAGCGAGAATTACAAAAAAGACTGTTACATATTAAAGCTGGATTTGAAAGGCTTTTTTATGAGCATCTACCGGGCCATGCTGGCCGACATGGTGGATAACTTTATAGTCGAGCATTACCACGAACCCGACAAGGAAGATTTACGCTATGTGTGCAGGGTGGTTATCGAGCATGAGCCGGAATTTAACTGCGAACGACACAGCCCGGCGCACCTTTGGGACAAACTACCGCCGAATAAATCTTTATTCACTAATGGCCGTGGCTACGGTGTAGCCATAGGCAATTTGTTTGCACAACTATTTGCTAATTTCCTGTTAAACGTCTTAGACTGGTTTTTAGAGGAATTAGGCATAAAGTATCATGGGCGTTATGTCGATGACTTTTACATGATACACCCCGATAAAAACGTACTACTGGCGGCTATACCCAAAATCCGGGCGAAGTTAGCCGAGTATCGGTTACGCATCAACGAAAAGAAATTTTACTTACAGCACTACCGCCGTGGCGTAGAGTTCACCGGGGCCGTCGTAAAGCCTCACCGCGTCTATGCCTGTAACCGTAGCCTAAATAACTTTGCTGGTGCGGTGGCTAAACTGAACCGTGCAAAGACCATCGAGGAAATCGAGGCGGCGGTTAGCAGTGTAAATTCCTATTTGGGCCTACTGCGTCACTACGACGAGTATAAGAACCGCCGCCGGATAATCGGCAAGATTAAGCCGGGCATAATGGAGTATCTACGCATCAAAGGCGACTACCGCAGTATCGTGGTGAAAAAGGAATACCGCCCACGCGCCAAAACCATAGAACGTATTAGAAATGGAGATTACTAACACCGAGCCGCGCCCGGTCATGGTGCTATGCACCGACGCGCTAAATATGGAAGTGTTACGGCTACTTATGACCCAGTACACCGTAATAGTCGAGAAGCAGAACGATAAAATAACCATCGAATTATACCAAAAATAGCAATGGAATTAACAGACATACTAACCATAGTAGGAGGTATCGGCGGCATACAGGGCGTTATCGAGTTAGTCAAGTGGTGGCGCGGCCGCAAAGTGCATGACCGCCAAGACGTAGCCGACGTGGTAGCCGCCGAGAACGAGAACGAGCGAAAACAAGTTAGCTGGCTGGAGGAACGATTAGCCGAGCGCGACAGAAAGATAGATGCTATATATATCGAACTACGCGCAGAGCAAACCGCCCGGCTGGAGGAAGTACACCGCCGCCACGAAGTCGAGTTAAAGTTAGCCGAGGCAGAGGTAAAGAAGTGTCACAAACGAGGCTGTGCGGATAGAATACCGCCCAGCGATTACTAAACCAATAAACCAAATAACATTATGGCAAACGTAGAAAAAATCGTGCCTTTTATTATTCAGTTTGAGGCAGGGGTAAACCCTGCCGGACTGACAGGCGCAGAACTATTTGAAAAGGCCCGGGCAACCGGGTACGCAAACGACCCCGACGATTTGGGCGGTGCTACGATGGTAGGCGTTACGATAGCGACCTATACGGCATACTGCCGCGCAAAAGGCTATCCGCGCCCCACCGTCGCCCAGCTGCGCGGCATGACATACGCCCAGTGGCTCGACATACTCAAAACAATGTTTTGGGACAGATGGCAGGCCGACCAAATTACTAACCAGTCTATCGCCGAAATACTGGTAGATTGGGTTTGGGCCAGCGGCAAATATGGTATCACCATACCCCAGCGAGTATTAGGCGTGACCGTGGACGGCGTAGTAGGGCCTAAGACACTGGCGGCGGTGAACCAGCAGAACCCGGCGCAATTTTTCGCCCGAATAATGGCCGAGCGCAAAGCGTATATCGACCGCATTTGTGTGAGCCGCCCGACAAACAACAAGTATAAACGCGGCTGGCTACGTCGTCTTAACGCTATCACTTTCCGGTCATGAAGCGTTTACTACTGATAGCCGCCGTGGGCGTGGCCGGGTGCCTCTACTCATGTAAGACCCACAAAACCGTTACCGCTTCCGACCTCAACGCCGCCCAGTCGTATGTCGATACTACCAAGACGGTAGCCGACACCGCCGGACGGAAGCAGACAAACACCGACACAACTAAAAACCGTGTAGCCTATGAGGGTGTCGGCGTTATCGAGTTTGTCGAGGGTGGCGGCAAAGTGAGTATCGACAAAGCCGGTAACGTCACCTTTGACGGCGTTAATAATGTCAAAGGCCAGCGCAAAGGCAGTATCGCGCAGGACAAAGGCGTTAGCCAAAAGACCGAGGAAACCGCCGGGCATAGTGAGCAGCTTAACGGCGTGCGTGCCGACCAAGCCAAGCAGGTAAAGCAGACCGAGGAAAAGACCCCGGCGCAAAAGTGGTACGACACCATGTTTGCGCGTATCGGGTTAGGCGTGTGTATCGCCGCGCTAATGTGGTTACTTTTCCTGTACCTTAAAAGAAAGTTTTGA